CAAGCCGGTAACGCCCATTTAATTTACTTGAAGAAGAAAAACTAATGGCTTATTACGACGCTTTAATCGCTGCTTGGAATTCAGCAACGCAGCCTCCTGCAGGTGTTACAGGTACAGCAATTACTGGTGGAATGACCACTGCACAGAAATTAGCTGCAATTAATACTTGGACAGTCGCTGTTCCGCAAAAAGCCATTCTACAGCCTTCAGCAATTCTGAATGCTATAGTTCCCGGTGATCTAGCCGCTCTGACAAGTACTCAAGTTGCTTTTCTTACTTTGATGCTTCAGGGCAATACTGTAGATGCTTCAGTAGGTACGACAATCCGAATAGCTATTCAGACTATCTTTGCAGGAAAGACTACCACGTTAACTCAGTTAGGTGCTTTAGTATCTCCTTTTGATAATTACCAAGCTCCTTGGGGTCCTGTAAATGGTTACGGTGTTACAATTACTATGGCCGATATCAACGGAGCAGGACTTAGCTAATGGCTTCTAGGACAGCATGGACAGCAGGTAATGGTGTAGGTCTTACATGGTCTACATTAATTAACTCTGCTGATATGGCAAGTATGGCTAATGGTGCAACTGTCGTATCAAGTGTCTCCGATATTGCCAACGGTACTAATCTTGATATGTTCATGGACATCTCTTGGAAGTTGGTTATTGCTTCTAGCACAATTGCTGCAGGAGCTAATTTTGCATTCTGGATCTACGCATTAGATCAAGACGGCTCTACTTACGGTGATGGCCAATTTACTAACGGTACTGCAGCCAGTTTAACTCCAAGCTTTCCTCCGTGTGCTACAGGTTTTATTCCCGCTGTTGCATCTACGACTAATATGTCAGGATTTACTCAACAGATTATAATTCCTCCGGGATCTTTTAGAGTTGCTATTCAAAATAACAGCGGATTTGCTCTCACATCTGGTACTCAGACTGTGAAGTATAGAACCTATAACATTAACCTGAATAACTAATGTCACGGGTAATTCTCCCGTTTAAGAATAAATTAGTCTACCCCGGCACAAGTCCGGGGTTTGACCCTTCACATCCAGCTTCAAAAGGATGTGTCTGGTCAGCTATCGCGGTTGGAGGAACCGCAATAAATATATGCAATGCTAAAATCGGTTCTGTAATATCGTCTGCTCCTACTGCTGTAATAGATAGCCATTTCGGAATGGCCGATAAATTTACAGGGGTATTTTCAAATGGCATTCAATTCACAAGTGCCATTCCAGCTGTAACTCAAAACAATTGTACGATGGCTTGTATAATCAGGCCAGCTGATAATGGTGCTACAGGCACTAGGATGTACATTGCAACAGCTACCTCAGCCACCCAAGGTTGGTGGATGGGAACCACAGGAACAGGAAGTATTTCATTAGGTTTGTTTGTTGCAGGTGCTCTTTCTAGCAACATAGCCCCTAATTTTATTCCAATTGTCGGAACTCCTTATTTCATAGCTTTAAGTATAATTAATACAAGTGGAAGTACCTACACAACAAATTGGGTAATTAAAGAATTAAATACGGGTAAGTTGTATACATACTCAGTATCTGGAAGTACAACACTAGCTGCTTCTGATGGCGGAGTTGTTTTTGCAGGAAGTGTTTACATCGGTGACTGTTTTGGCAACATGGCCACAAATATGTTTACTGACAAAGTTGCACTCTCTCTTCCAGAATTAGTGAAATGGTCAGAAGATCCATGGAGTTTTTGGTACCCTCATCCAGATTTAGCTCTTTTTACATTAAGTAAAGCAGCTATAGCTGATGTCTTGATGGCTCAAATACTGCTATGACATTACGCGGTCCGTTATATACCAATCCAAGAGATATTAGGGAAGTAAGGGATTTTACCAAATCCTCACATCCTCCCACAATACCTCCTCCGGTTTCACCGCCTTTCATTAACCGTGATTGGCCTGTTCTTGCAGTTCCTTCCCGAATAGATGCTACTTGGATCGAAGTCGGTAACTGTACACTACCTTTTACTACCACTAGGATACTACGGCAGTTAGATTGGCCGGTACCTACTTCTAATTATCGTCCTGATGCGACGTATATTCAATTCAAAGTACCACCTAATGTCATACCGCTTAGACAGCAGGATTGGCCGCTTCCGGTACAACCGGTTAGACCTGATTTTACTTGGGTTGAATTCGGTAATGCTCTACCTCCTCTACCGACTGTAAACCTACCTAAGAACCAATACGACTGGCCACTACCTACTCCACAACCATACCCTGCATGGTTGTATACTTACACTGATGGTCCTCCGACTCCGGGGAGTATTCCTCCTCCCGTTATGGGTAGAAACCAGTATGACTGGCCTTTACCTACTCCTCCTTCGAAGCTTGATATTTGGAATTGGATAGACGAGGGAAATAACTTCCCACCAATACCAAATCTAAACTTCCCTAAAAATCAGTACGATTGGCCTAATCCTACTCCTCAGCCTTATCCGGCTTGGTTGTATACAGCTATAGACGGTCCTCCTACTCCCGGCAGTATACCTCCGCCGGTTATGGGTAAGAACCAATACTATTGGCCACTGCCTGTACCGTATTACAGACCAGACGGGACATGGATTAATACAGGAGCTGCTCTTCTTCCGTCTCCTCTTCCAAAGAATCAATACGACTGGCCGTTACCCGGAAGTCCACCCAGACCTGATGAAACATGGACTTACTGGTTCCTTCCATCACATGCTAAGCCGTTTAATCAGCTAGATTGGCCTCTTCCCGGAAGATACCCTGTTCCTGATGGAACTTGGATAAACGTTACACCGTTTATTCCGCCTCTACAGTTCCCGCACAATCAATACGATTGGCCTCTGCCGGGAAGTAATCCAAGACCAGATGAATTCTATGTATTCTTTAATCCAAATACACAAGGATTCATTCTAGTTCCGCTACCGCTTATTAAGCAGGTTACGGACCTAACTCCACCACTACCGTACAGGATTGACGGGACTTGGATTAACCAAGTACCTCTGCTAACTCCTCCACCTCCTCCGCCGTTACAACCTCAAGGCGGTGGTAAATATCACAGTCAATGGATCAAAGACTATGAGCGTCTTGTTCAACAACAACGTGTTGAGAAGGCAGATGTTAAAGAAGCCGCTGCTGTATTGTCTAGGGCTGGTGGCCTTGCTCGCGCTAAGGCGCTCTCTCCGAAACAACGGTCAGCTATAGCCACACTAGCCGCTAATACACGGTGGAAACGATAACCAGCAAGCATAAATGACGCCTCGACCTAAAACCAGCAAGCATTCTGCTTCTAAACCTCAAAAACCAGCAAGCATATCAAAACACGCCAGTGTCCTGGGAAAGCTAGGCGGCAGACCAAAGAAAGATAATGGCTCTTTACAATTCCAACGGACAGATAAACACAACGTCAGTATCTGGTAGTTCTACAACAGGATTATTCGCTGCAGACGGTAGTATAAATATCGTTTTGAATTCAGGTAACACTGGATTATATCATCCATGTGGCGCTTTCAATGCTGTTCCTGCTTTAAGTTCAACATCTTTCCTCAATACTAATGGTAATCTAAATGTAATACCGGGATCTAGTCCTTCAGGATATGTACAAGGTCCGGGTACAGCAAGTAGGAATTTTATTCCTAATCCATTTATGTCAGGAGCTGTAGTAGGCACTCCGGGTACTTTACCAACAGGATGGTCAGTACGTCAGCCCAATGGAATGACCACTAATGTAAGTGCTGTTGGAACTGAAAGTGGTATTAATTACATAGACTTATCAATATCGGGAACTGCTTCCGCTACGACAAGTTATCAACTACAAACAAACACAACAACCTCAGTACCTATTTCATTTGGGAATACATACACATCTTCTGTATTTATGTATTATTCAGTAACTACTGCATTACCAAATAGTTTTTCATTAGGTGTTTTTTCATTTCAATCAAACGGTAGTACATTTAATAATAACTACGCTACAACTAAAGCAGTAGCTACATCAGGATCTTTGGGTAGTCGTTTAATTTCACAGAATTATACCAGCAGTGTTTCAACAGATGCTTGGCAAAATATTGTTTTACAATTCAACCAAACAGCAACTAGTGTTTATAATTTTAACATCAGACTTGGTTGGCCCGTTATACAGCAGCTTATTTAATGGCACGTAAAAAGAAATCGGAGATTGACCAACTCCGAGATGAACGGCGTAAACTAGCAGAATCTGACCTAGAAGCGTTTATAGCCCTTGTTCATCCTAAGAGATTTCTAGGCAACGTACACAGAGAAGTAATCCGTTGGTGGACAGCGAGCAATGCTCACGACCATCAACTGTTGTTACTTCCTCGCGACCATATGAAGTCAGCGTTGATTGCCTATCGTGCTGCATGGGAGATTACTAAAGATCCTACGCTTAGGATTATGTATATCTCCTCTACGAGTAACCTAGCCACTAAACAGCTTAAGTTTATCAAGGATATTCTGACATCAGACACCTATAGGCTTTATTGGCCAGAGATGGTTAATAAAGAAGAAGTCAAGAGGGAGAAGTGGACAGAACGTGAAATCTCTGTTGACCATCCTAAACGCAAAGAAGAAAGCATTCGTGAGCCTAGTATTTTCACTGCAGGTCTCACTACTAATATTGTGGGTCTGCATTGCGATATTGCTATCCTTGATGATGTCGTTGTGGTCGGCAATGCGTATACAGAGGAAGGCCGAGAGAAAGTAAAAGAACAATACGGTTATCTCTCCTCGGTTGAAGGTGTTAAAGCAAGAGAATGGGTTGTTGGTACTCGGTATCACCCCTTAGATCTTTACTCCACACTGATGGATATGATCGTTGAAACTTTCGATGAACGTGGAAATCCTTTAGAGAAGCGTGAATTATTCGATGTATTTGAGCGTCCCGTTGAAACTGTTGGTGATGGCACTGGTGAGTTTCTATGGCCTCGTGCTCAGCGTTCTGACGGTAAATGGTTTGGTTTCAATGCTGAAGTTCTAGCAGATAAACGATCCAAGTACACCAACAGAATACACTTCAGAGCACAGTACTATAACGATCCACAAGACATAGACAGTTCGCCTATCCAAAGGAATCTATTCCAATACTATGATCAGAACTACTTGGCACATAAAGAGCACTGGTTTTATAAAGGCAATCGTCTTAACGTTGTTGCCGCCGTTGACTTCGCTTTCAGTACTAAGAAAGCCGCTGATAGTACGTCTATTGTGGTGGTCGGTGTAGACAATGAAAAGAACTTTTACATCCTTGAGATTGATAGATTCAAGACTGACAAGATCTCTGAATACTTTACCCACATCCTCCATCTCTATCAGAAGTGGGGATTTAGAAACATCCGTTGTGAAGTTTCTGTTGCGCAAGCGGTTATCGTCAAAGATCTTAAAGAGAACTATATAAGGAAACATGGACTTGGTTTGGCCGTTGAAGAATACAGACCTAGTAGATGGATTGGAGCCAAAGAAGAAAGAATTATGGCAACACTCCAGCCTAAGTACGCCAATCACCAGATATGGCACTATCCTGCGGGATATACCCAAGTTCTTGAAGAAGAACTACTCTTTCAGAACCCACCTCACGATGACGTAAAGGATGCTCTGGCATCTGCCATTGATTTCCTCGAAGACAAAGCTCCTTTGAATTATTATCGTAAAACAATAAGTAACAATAACATGCAATGGCATTCTAGGTTCGGTGGTTCACTGTGACCGGTCAAGTCTTAGAACTCGAAAACATATTGACTCCAGATCGTCTGGCTACCCGTCTTACTGAAAAGTATATGGAATGGGATGCCCTTAGGCAGGTATGGAAAGTAGATAAGGAAGAGATCCGACGCTATGTTTATGCCACTGATACTTCTCAAACTACTAATGCCACTAACCCATGGAAGAACCGTACTACGGTTCCTAAGCTGTGCCAAATACGAGATAATCTCTATTCTAATTATACTGCTACTCTCTTTCCTAAGCGGAAGTGGTTAGTTTGGGAAGCCAATGAAGAAGACAGTAACTCGGTTGTCAAACGCGACAGCATCGTTAATTACATGTCTTGGGCAATTGAACAGCCGGGCTTCAAACATGAGTTGGATAAGATCATTCTCGATTATATCGACTTTGGCAATTGCTTTGCTACTGTGGAATGGGTCGATCAACGAATACAACAGCCGGGTTATACAACCTCTGGCTATATTGGTCCCGCTGTGCGCAGGATTAATCCTCTTGATATGGTAATGAATCCAGCGGCTGAGGACTTTGGGTCTTCGCCGAAGTTTGTTCGCTCCTTAATCTCTCTGGGTGAGCTTAGGAAGATGTTGGAGAGAATGACCAATGATCAGAATAGAGAGACTATTGAGGAGTTATATACGTACCTTAAAACGATTAGGTTTCACGCCAGAGAATTTCAAGGCGACTGGCAGCAACGCGATCGTCTTTACGCTATGGATGGGTTTGCCAATTTTCGTGCCTATCTTCTTTCTGGCTATTGCGAGGTTCTGACATTCTATGGCGATTGGTATGATCACTTCTCGGATGAGTTTCAACAAAACCGTGTTATTACCGTTGTTGATCGTCACAAGCTCATTACTAATCTGCCTAACCCCAGCTTCTTCGGACAACCTCCTATATACCATGTTCCATGGCGCAAAAGGCAAGATAATCTGTGGGGCATGGGGCCATTGGACAACCTCGTTGGTATGCAGTATAGGATGGACCACGTAGAGAATATGAAGGCAGATATCTTCGATCTGACTGCATATCCTGTACAAAAGGTTAAAGGATTCGTTGAAGACTTCGTATGGCAACCGGGTGAAAAGATATTCACCAGTGAAGAAGGAGACGTAGAACTTGTTACTCCTGAGGTTCAAGCGCTCAATGCTAATATGGAGATTCAGAATCTGGCTAATCTTATGGAAGAGATGGCCGGTGCTCCGAAGGAAGCTATGGGCTTTAGATCTCCGGGCGAGAAAACGAAGTACGAAGTACAGCGTCTAGAGAATGCTTCCGCCCGTGTATTCCAGAACAAGATCAATCAGTTCGAACAACAAATGGTTGAACCATTGCTTAACGCAATGCTTGAGCTGGCCCAACGCAATCTGTCCGGGGCTATAACAATTAAGGTATTTGATGATGAATTCAAAGCAGCTTCATTCCAAACTCTCACCGTTGAAGATATTACAGGTATTGGTCGCATTAAGCCCATTGCTGCTCGCCATTTTGCTGAACAAGCTGAACTTATTCAAAATCTCACTGCGCTTACCGGCTCTGGCCTCTGGCCTGCTGTACAACCTCATTTCTCGGGAGTAGCTCTGGCTAAGATGCTGGAGAACGTTTTCGATCTCTCTGACTACCATATAGTCCAACCGTTCATTGCTCTCGCTGAACAGGCTGATGCACAGTCTCAAGTCCAAGCTTTGGAGGAACAACTCCACGCTAAGACAATGACTGCCACAGGAGTTAACGGAGATTACGATCTAGAGCAGAACCCTCCACAATTCCAACCATCTAAAACACCTCTTGGGTTACAACGTAATCCTCCTTCAACAGCTACACCTACAGGAACACTAGGAACACAATAATGGCACAAGGAACTATGAGCCAAGGCTACCCCATGGTTTATGATATAAACGGTGAGGAGCATGAAGCTTCTGACTATATCGACCATGAGCTTCAAACAGAACATGAAAACCTTCAGCATGTTCACGGTCCTGATCACTCCCATCAAACAAGTGAACCTTCAACTAATGCTAGGGATATGATCCAAGATTTCTCTAACAGGAAGATCGGTGACTTTCGTAATCGTATTCGTCTAGGCCGTGAACTAGGTAGGAAATGATTACAGCATGGACCAAAAACCTCAAGACCGATGAGGAAAAAGAAAGGTTCAAGAACTCGATACTAGGCTCTAAAACAGTCTTAAGACGTCTCCAAGAATTACTAAACGAAGTAGAAGACGATCTAGATAAAACAGAGCTTAGTACAGATATTTACGATAAACCTAATTGGGATTATCGTCAAGCGGACATGAATGGTTTCCGCAGAGCACTGAAAACCGTTCGTAAGATTATAACTATTGACCAATAGGATGAATGATTTATTTAACCAACCAGACCCGGTTGACGACATTTCACTACGTGATGCATTAACTGCGAAGTGGAAAACCCAATTCCCAGAAGCTCCCGATGATTTAATTAAGTCCAAGGTAGATTCTGATCTATACATTAAAACTCTTGAGCATCAGAAAGACGAGCTTCGGACCGACTATATGAAAGCTCAAGAAGAAATCCAGAAGAGTAAAGCTCTTGAAGAGGTAATCGACCGATTAAACCTTAAGAGAGAAGATCCACTACCCCCACCCAATAAGGTAGATCCGATCAAACCTTCTATGAACGAAGATGAAATCGCTAAAGTCTTCGATGCCCGGTATGAAGCTAAGAAGCAAGCCGAGATCGAGACAAGGAATTTCAACGAAGTTCAGAACAAGCTACGAGATCGCTATGGCAACAAAGCCGCAGAGATTCTGACAGAGCAAAGAGAAGCCCTCGGGTTGACCAAAGATGATGTCAATTCCTTGGCTAAGAAATCACCTGAAGCATTCTTTAGGATGCTAGGACTTAATCAAGAGAGAGAACCTTTTATGGCACCCCCGCGTTCAGATGTCCGAAATGACAATTTCGCTCCTAAGACACAGAAACGGACTTATTCGTTTTACGAAGAGATGAGGACAAAAAACCCCAAACAATACTGGGATCCTAAGACACAAGTACAGATGCACAAAGACGGTGAAAACCTAGGTGTTGCGTTCTTTGACGACGGACAACCGGTATATATCTAACAACAACTGCACCCTTATGAGTCCGGTCATTCCGGCATAGGGTCAATAAAGGATTGGTTTCATGGCCGGTTTTACCGACTCAAACAACCAAAATCTTATCAGGACAAACGTTTGGAGCCGTCAGCTCAAACAATTGCTCTTGGATGATTTGAATGCCATGAAGTTCGTCCGTATTCTGTCTGATTTCCCAGATGGCTATACCATCAACATTCCCTCGATTGGCGCTGCCACTCAAGCGGACTTTGTTGAAGGTCAGGCTGTTAAGTACGAAGCATTCGATACAGGTAACTTTACCTTCTCGTTCGACCAGTACAAATACAGCGCTGCAGCCATCAGCGAGAAGTTCAAGCGAGACTCGTTCTACGCTCAGGATGTTATCGGTGCCTTCGTGCCCCGCCAGCATCGTGTGCTTATGGAAGGTGTTGAAGCACGTATCTTCGCTCAGGCAAACGCGGGCCAGACTTCTGGTAACGTTAACCTCATCAACAACGCAGACCACCGCTTCGTCGGTACAGGTTCGAACAATGCTCTTACCTTTGCTGATCTAGCGCGCGTCAAGTACGCCCTGTTCAAGGCAAACGTCCCTCAGACGAACCTTGTTGCAATCGTGGATCCTAGCGTTGCATACACTATTGAAACTCAGACCAACATGGTCAACCTCTTGTCGCCTATGCCGATGTGGGGTGACATTGTGAAAGATGGTATGGTTAGTGGATTTAAATTCCGCTACAACATCTTTGGTTTCGACTTCTATGTTTCCAACTACCTGCCACAGATCGCTTCCGAAACTGTGAACAGCGTGTCGGTTACAAACGGTGTCGCTAACCTGTTCTTCTCTGCAACTCCGGGTGACACTTGCCCATGGATTGGTGCCTTCAGGCAGATGCCAACCGTGCAAAGCAAGTTCAACATGGACCTGCAACAGACTGAATACCTGACTATTACGGAATATGGTTTCAAATTGTATCGCCCTGAGAACATGGTCATCGTCCTGACCGCAACCGGCGTCGTGCCGAGCTAATGGAGGATAACAATGGCATCTAATAGTTTAGGCAAACAAAACTGGCTTAATGCCGACGGTCTGTACCTTAAGTTTGGTACAGATAAATTGATTCCTGAAACTGCAAGTGAGTTTGCTTTCGACGGTCCTAACCGGATCATCGAGGCTCGCATTAACTTGCTGACAGCGAACCAAGGCGCGTCCATTAACGCCACCCCAACCATCGTATCTGATAACCTCATCTTCCCCGCTCCTCCGAGTGGTCAGATGATTATCGAGAAGGTCGAACTCGTTATCGAAACCCCCTGCACTTCAGGTGGTTCTCCAACGTTGTCGATCGGTTTGATACAGATGGATCGTTCAACCATTCCGACGAACTACAACACTGCGCTTATTAACGCAGAAGTTCTGACAGCAATGGCGGCTACAGGTACGCTCGAATACTTTAACCCCAACGGTTCTACCACGTCGATCCCGGCAGGTAGCACACGCGGTGGTAACCTTATTGGTTCGTATCCAGCAGCTGCAACTGGTCCCTACTATCTCACCGCTACTGGTACAAGCACGGCATTCACAGCAGGTATTGTCTGTGTCCGCGTATATTATCATGGTCTCGGTGTGATCACTCAATAAGGAGATAATCCATGAGTAGTGATCTTAGTAGACTAGTTGATATGTCGAAAGACGACGTTATCGTCAACAGCATTACGTCTGTTGACGGTACCGCAGTTACCGCTAAAACGTTGACTGCGAATAACGCCGCTCCTTCGTCTGTTACAACCACAACGACAACCCTAACCGCTGCGATTTTGCTTACAGGGTATATTGTCAACAGTGCTGCTTCGGCAGTTACTGCGACGACTGATACTGCTGCAAACATCGTAGCTGCTCTTAACGCTAATTACCCCGGCTCTGGTGCACGTGTTGGTGATACTCTTTATTTTGAGGTCATTAACGGCGGCAGCTCTTCTGGTGCAATTACCGTCGCAGGAGGTACCGGTTGTACCTTTGATACTAACGTCGCAACTACTAACAAGACTGTTGCAATCAATACCGCTAAGACTATGATCTTGCGTGTAACGAATGCCACACCGGGTTCAGAAGCTGTGACTTTGTACATCTAACGATTGGGGGCTTCGGCCCCCTTTCCCACAAGGATTTAAATGACTGTTCCTATAACACTATCTAACCTTGCAAACTTGCAGAATCAAACTACTGCAGTTAATACGATCAACGCTAACAATACTGCCATATCGACTGCATTCAGCGAGGCCGTCTACACTGGCGGAGATCAGATGCAGGGTAATCTAGATATGAACAGTAATCATCTCTTAAACCTACCTGCTCCTACTTCTAGTCTAGAACCAGTCAGATTGACCGATATTCAGACATTGACTGCAGGAGGTTCTATAACATTTAATAATTTACCCACTGGTGGTACTACTGGACAAGTTCTCAAGAAGAACTCTGGAAGTAATTACGACGCTGGTTGGGGTGCTATCACCGGTAGTGGAAGTTATGTCCTAGGAACATCCCCTTCTATCTCCGGAGCTACCTTAACCAATCCTACCTTAACAGGCACACTAACCGGTGTACGTGCTACTCTTACCGGTGCTACAACGTTTTATGTAAATGTTAATACCGGTAGTGATTCAAATAACGGGTTGACTTCAGGAACTCCTTGGAAGACAATTCAACACGCTGTCACCACAATTTCAAACACATACGATCTAGCTGGGTTTAATTGTACGATTCAACTCGCAGACGGCACTTACCCTGAATCAGTTTCATTAACATCTTATGTCGGTAGAGGACAACTAGGTCACTCAGGTCCTATTCTTATTCAAGGAAATGTTGGAAGTCCCGGCAATGTAGTTGTATCAGCTCCTGCAAACTGGTGTTTTCTAAGTACTGAAACTGGGTTATATGAATGGGATCTTTCAGGGATGACTTTGGTCTCCCCGGGAATAGGTGTTTATGCTGACGTAGGTGGCTGGATAAGTCTTTCTAACGTAGTGTTTGGAGCTTGTACAAATGCTCACATGTTGGCATCAGGAGGTATAGTAGAACTTTCCGGAAACTATACAATCACTGGAAATTCTGCTTGCCATATTCAAGCGCAAAGTCATGGTCAAGTTCTATTCGGAGGCGCAGGAGCGTTGACTTGTACATTAACAGGAACTCCCGCTTTTACAACATTTGCTTTTGCAAATTCACTCGGAATTATTAGTGCTCCCGCAGGTACTGTAACCTTCTCAGGGTCAGCTACAGGAGTGCGATATAACTCTACACTTAACAGTGTTATTAATACAAACAGTGGAGGGTCAACTTTCTTTCCCGGTAATTCTGGTGGAACTACATCCACAGGTGGACAATACGCATGAGCAAGATAACATTAACTAACGTATCAAGTCTTACGCAGAATCCTATTACTGCACAGACGGCTATTAACAATAACTTCTCTACTATTCAAACAGCGATGGATAATACCTTATCTCGCGACGGTACTTCGCCTAATTCTATGGCAAGTAACTTAGATATGAATAGTAATCAGATACTCAACCTTCCTGCACCATCTAGCGCTAATTCTCCACTACGTCTTCAAGACGCTAGTACTTTAAACGGTGGCGGTACAATTGTTACTGGAGTTCCTACAGGAGGTACTGCTGGACAAGTCTTGTCTAAAATAAATAGTACTAATTATAACACTCAGTGGCAAGCTACTACAGGATCAGGTTCAGTAGTTTTATCAAATTCACCTACCCTTACTACACCTAGTCTAGATACTCCTACTTCGTTAATATTAACTAACGCTACAGGTCTTCCTCTGACTACAGGAGTGACTGGTAATCTTCCTTATACAAATCTTAACTCTGGAACTAATGCCAGTACTACAACGTATTGGCGAGGAGATAGTACTTGGTCGGTTCCATCATTGACTGTCTTTAGTTCTAAATTAAACGCAGATGTAGCTCTTAATAACACAGGTACGTACTTTGATGGTCCTTCTGTTAATGTTGGTAATTCAGGAACGTGGTTGGTAGTGGGTCAGGTAGAACTTATTGATACTGCTGGTGCTGCAGGTATCAACGGTAAACTATGGGATGGTACTACAGTAATTGCTTCATTTAGTCACTATTGTCCCTCAGCTAATGCCTACGATTGTATACCTTTCTCAGGTATTATCACTAATCCTGCAGGAGCTATTAAGATTTCTTGCCAAGACGTAACCTCTACCTCAGGGGCTATAAAATACAACGTATCAGGAAATCAGAACGATTCTCGTATTACTGCAATAAGGATAGCCTGATGAAGTCTAATTACAACGCTTGTCTCCAACGTGTCCTTAAGGACGAAGGTGGATATACCAATGATCCAAGAGATCCCGGCGGTCCTACTAATTTCGGCATTACTATTTTTGATTACCGTAAATATATCAACAGCGCTGGAACTGCCAAAGACGTCAAAAATATGTCGGTGGATCAGGCGAAAACGATTTATAAGTCGAAATATTGGGATGCTCTTAGTTGCGATAACCTTTCTTCCGGTGTTGATTATACATGCTTTGACTACGGTGTTAACTCCGGTCTGGGACGCCCTAGGAAGGCTCTACAGCGGTTTAAATCCCTAGCCGGTGTCCAGCTTATCGATGCTATAAATAACGAACGTATGGCCTTCCTGCACACCTTAAAAACGTTTCCACACTTCGGATTAGGTTGGACTAGACGTGTTGAAGGAGTCAGGGCTTACTCGAAGAAGCTGGCTACAGATAATATTTCAGGACCTATCACAGGTAGTGCAGTGGCTACTGGAGC